CTGGATAGTCTTTGGCCTTGCCGGACATGCCGGCGATGGCCTCCAGAATCGCGGCCTCGGCGTTCTCCTCGGTGAGGGAAGCCGGATCAAGCCCAAGTGCTTCGGCGACTTTCTTCCAGTCCATTGGCTTGCCCCTGTTGTACCTCTTGCGAGAGGCGGCGATCGGAATGAACGGGCCTTGTCCACTGACAACCGGGTTCGTGACAAGGGCCACGTGCTCTATCGCTGCATGGTAGACGTTGCCCTTGCCGTCAACGATTTTCTCTGGGACGTAAACACTCACTTCGGCGCGGGATGCAACCCTGATCGCGTCTTCACCGATGAGCAGTATCCGCGCGTAGAGGGTGTCGCCTTCGCGGTACATCGCTTCGACGTAACCACGGTTGGCGTCCGCGTCGGACGTATGACCAACAGGAACAGGCACTTTCACGCCAGCGGCCTGCATTCTCTCAAATGACTTGACCCATTGATCCAGCAGTTCGGCCGTGATATTGAACGTCTCGCCGCCGTTTACCCACTCGCCGACCCGCATGATGTCCTTCACAAACTGGCGAGTCGGCTGCCCGTTGCTGTCGATGGTCGGTCCGGCCACCACGATCGGGGTGGTCTGGGCCTGCATAAAGATTCTGACTTTGCCTGACATTTTCTTTGTGGCAGTACTCAGATTGTTGTAAGCACTACACCGGGATTGAAGTCGAATCCTTCGTCCGGCCCTGGAACAACCAACCTCCCATCGGACTCGAACGGTGTTGGGTACTCCGTTGCGGTCGCCTCTGCATCACCGTTGAATATCGTCACAATCTGACACCGACAACCATAGCCGTTCGGCGTCCATATGCTGAGCCATCGTGGGTCATCTTTGGGCAACCTCAGACCGTCGAGGGCTTGGTGTTCTGGCCTTACCCGGTCATCCCCAACGCTCACGTATTCGTAACCCCAGACTTGCGGCGCTACGGCTGGGTCTTGCACTGCATTCCATTGGGCGGCGCTATACGCGGTCTGGAACTCATACCTGTAGATCGTTTCCAGCAAGTGCGGTTTGGTCGCGCCGAGTCCGGCGTTGCTGAGTGCGGCGTTGATGGCCGCCTTGCCGTCCTTGGCGGACAAGCCTTGCGAGACGATGACCTCTGCGGCTTCCCGTACCGCCTTCTCCGCGATGGTGCCGATGGCGTTGAGCGAAGTCGCCGCCCGTAGACCAAGCCTGTTCACAATGCTTTGGATCGCCACGTCGTCGAGTTGCGCCCGCGTGGCAGCGGCAGCCGCCGCGTCCGCAAGGTCAAACTTGACCGGCTTCGGTCCTTCGGCGACGAGCGCTTCGGCGTAGGCGAGCAGCGAGCCGTTCCCGACGATCCGGCCTATCCGCTGGACGTACTCGGCGATGACCTTGCCGGGATCACGGCCACGGACTACGGCGTCGGCGACATCGGCCCGCATCCGCCGAGTGCTTGCCGCGCCCGCACGTCTCGCCGTGTTGACCAACCGGCTCACCCGTGATTCGTGCCTGGCGGCTGCCTTGGAGTTCACTTGCTCTTCTCCCACTCTTCGATGGCCCGCTGCAACTCGTCGGCCTGTGATTCCTTGCCCGTCTTCCGCCAGACGTGCACCATCGTCCACAGGGCCTGGACAAGCCGGATCACCTGACTCATCGAGGCAAGGTCGATGCGTACCTTGATGAACTGCGAGCCGTCGTCGTTATCGCTGTCCACTGCCAAGCCCCTTGACGTGCTTCAACAGACGTTCCGCCGCCAGCGCGACGGCCGATCCACGGTCCATTGGCACCACGGGATCGGACGCGTCTACCACTTCTTCCGCCTTCGGCAGCCCGGCTTGGTCAAGCAAGGCATCAAAATCCACCATCGCCGTAGCAAGGTCGATGTTCGATGGCGCGGTCAGCACGGCCTGCAGGACTTGCCGGACGAACTCGGCGGTCGCGGCGTCGGTCTGGGATGCCCGGATCGAGACCCACTGCCGCGCGTACTCGCCGTAGTTGGCGGCAAGCATCGGGCCGATCAGCCACTTGTTGATGACGCCCTCAATATCCGATACCACTTCGTTAGCGATGACCGACGCGATAGACCCGTGCTCGCCCGCTTCGGCCTTCGTGCCGAACTGTCCTTCAAGGATTGCACGCTCAGGGACAAGCCAGCCGCGCGCCATGTTGGCCTCAAGTTGCCGGATGCTGGCGAGAATCTCGTACCCGGCCCCGCTGGGCGCGGACAGGAACTCCAGCCGCCACGCCGAGAGTTTGGTCACGTCCGCGCCGCTCCGTGCCGCGTCCTCCGCCCACGGTGCAAGCGTGTTGGGCATGATGACGCCGGACCCCTTGCCCACGCGCTGGATGACTTCGCTTGCCGCCGTCGCGTTGGAGCGTCTTGTCCCGGTGATGTCCTGTGACTCGCCTTCGGGGTACGTGACAATCGGCGTGATGCCAGCGTGCTTGATCGTGTAGTCCCGCATCCGCTGGACGGCGGCGATCCACGGGAGATAGGCGTACTGTCGGATGTTCTCATGCCTGGACCGCCCGCGCAAGTCGTCGCCCTCAGCGTCATAGACGTAGATCATCGACGACTCGACCGGCAGCCGGACCCCCTTGTTCATAAGCCCGCAGAGTTTGCCCGTCTCATCCACTATCGGCGTGGTGTCGTCGGGCATTAGGTACTTCACGCGCTGGTAGACAAGCGCGCCGTCCCTGATCTCCCAAACCCGCTCGAACGCGGCGGACCCGTAGTCCAGCGCGTACAAGAGGTCACGGACAAGCCCTGTGAGAAGCGGGTCTATCGCCTCCTGGACGAACCGCATAGCGTCGTCCGGAGCGTCGTCCGTCGTCTGATATGACCACTGGGTGAGTTTGATCGGCGCGGAAGCCGCCGCCCGTGCCAGCGCGATGGTCGGAACCGAGCGCATCGCCCTGTAGACGGAATACATGGACGTGGGATCGCCGATGACCGCGCCGACGCCGGGCAGTTGCACCGCACCGACGCCGGGCATCGACTGCTGTAGCGTCTGAGCCGGAGTGCTCGACTTGCCGATGATTGTCTTCACGTAGTCGATGGCTTCCCGGAACATGCTTACCCCACTGTGCTGGTTGGTATGCGGCTTGGCGCGCGGACGGGTCGAAGGTAGTGGATTCTATAACCCGCAGCGTCCGAAGCGTGCGTGAGTTCCTGGTTGCCCTTGTCGATCATCCCGTCGGCGGTGTAGACCACTTCCCGCATATCCGTGATAAGCCGCTCGCATCGGGGGTGTATCTTGTACCGCCTGGCCCCGTTCATATCGCAGAGGGCTTCCCCAACCGCTTCGGTTCGGTCGACGACGGCGGGGTTTGCGCGTGGCACCCGCAGACGTACCGGCTTTGTCCGCTTGGCCATGCACAAACGGATGATCTGGTAAGCGCTCTCGGCATGAGTCGCCGTCCCGCTGCCGCCGCTGGCGTCCCCGTAGACGTGGTATTCCGGGCAGTGCTCGGCCCCCTGGTTGGCGGCGATCCAGTCATCGACAAGTCCCATGAGTTTGCGTACGTCGCCGCGCGGGTAGAACAACTCCGCGAGTTCGTAGTAGGTGTCGCGCTGGGTGTCGGCTTGCCCGATGAGGCAGTGACAGCCGGGGTTGCGGTTGAAGTCCCATGAGAAGTGCAACGGTAACGCCGGGTTGAGCGTTATAGCGCCGTCGATGTTCTCTTCGGCGAACCGTTCGTAGACTCGGCCCGCCGACATCCCCTTTGGCGATTGCTGGTACAGGGCATCCCACCATAGACGCCCGCCCCGCATCCGGGCCTTGCCCAGCTCGAGGAGGCTGTACCGCTCCGGGCAAAGCGGGTCGCCGACTTGCCGGCCGAGCGGATCGTCTACCTCTGCGATGGCCGGTAGCCGAAGCACCTTCCACCGCTCGCCGCCGTTCTTGACCGCGTGGCCTACGAGGTCGTCCGGGTGCCAGCGGTGCATAGCAATAATCATGGCCGCGCCGGGTTCAAGCCGAGTCGCCGCCACCGACTGGAACCAGTCACGCTCTCGCTTCCTGACAGTTGGAGAGAAGGCGTCTTGCGCGTTCTTGGTCGGGTCGTCGATGATGAACAGGTCCGCTCCGCGTCCCGT